GGCGGCGATGCGGAGGCCGTATTCCTGTGCGAGGGTTTCTATGGAGCAACCGTAGAAGCGGATGCAGTCAATTTGTAGAAGCTCGCGGTGTTTGCGGAGTATGACCGCGAGCTTTAAGAGTTTGGGTTCAGTTCTTCCATGAGGTCGAGGAAAAACTCACTGTACGCGCTGAAGGGTACCTTTCCGGTTTCGTCTCGAAGGACTTCCTTCAGCTCTTTCACCTGCTCTTCGCCTAGAATCGCTTTAGTCACGGTGAAGATGGCGCGGGGGTTGCCATCCTGTAACCCTACGATTTCTTCCATGAGGTCTGCATCGTCGAGCGTGTCTGTGTCTACCGTCCAGGTCTTGCCGCGAAGTTCCACTTCTGCGATGGTGCTATCAGATTTCTTATGGCGGTGATCCTGCGGCTTCACGATGCCGTACTCGTTAGGGCGGGTGACAGCGGCGGGGCGGTTATTTGGCTTACGGTTCTTTTTCTTTGACATGTCAGGTCTCCTTTATGATTTGGGTCTTCCTATGGTGTGGTTCTGCCCCGGCGTAGAAGACCCAAAACGCCGGGGCAGAAAAACATGAGGTGGTTAGGCCATGTACTGGTATACCTTGACACCCTTGTTATCTGGGTAGGCAACAATAGTTACCTGGTAGCCGATGGCCTCTTCATTCTTGAAGGTGACTTCTCCGCGCTCTGTCACCTGACCATCGGGGATAACAAGGCGAACAGTCTTGTCGCCGTCGAGAACGTCAAGAACGTAAGTCTCGTGCTTTGCCTGCTTACCCGTGATCTTGACTGCGGTCGCGGTCGCGTCAGGATCGCTGTAAAACAGTTCGAGAACTTCCTTCTTAGTCTCGATCATGGTCATTTGGTAGCTGACCTTGTGCGAGGTCTGGATCGTGCGAACAATGTCGCCGTTCTGCCACGCCTTAATGTCGCTGGTATCAGCGTCGATGGTCTGAGTTACGCCGTCTTCGCTGATATATCCAAGATCAACGAATGCACTGTTCAGCGGCGGTGTTGCAGCGGCGCTAGTAGGCAGAGGCGTAGCCAAAGGTGCTTTATAGAAGGCACCGGATACGGCGACGCGAACGTTTGAAGCCTGGTTTGCCATATTCTCTTACTCCTTATAGCGAAGTCTCTAGCGAGCGCTTCGCGGTTTCGTCTGTGATTTGCTGGCCTCTGATGCTGATTCCCCAGTTTTGGCGGAATCGTGGAATGTCTGCTTCTGCATCGGGTAGCCATACGATGCCGCCAATGGGGGCGGTGCGATAAATAGTGAATCCGTAATGCTGCCCTTGGAGGGCGGTAAGGTATGCTTGCGCAAGCTCTGCGAGGCGGTATGCTTCGCGTTCATCATCTTCTACCCACACATCGAGAATGAAGTTTTTCGTTGCGTGGATGACTGATTGTGTACTGCCACCGGATGGGGTTATCAGAATGAACTTTTGATGGCGCGAGTTTGGCACACGGGCGATATGCACAGGCACACTGAGGTTGTGTTCCAGGTACCGTTTCAGCACGGCGTGTATATCTTCATATACGATCAGGTTTCCCATTTACTTACCCCATCCTGCAACGGCCTTGGAGAGTGTTCCATGTTTACGTTCTTCTCGCATCCCAGCCGCGCCATTGGCGTAGACATGGGCTGTAGCGGTTTTGCCGCCTGCCCTGACTGAAGTCGAGAAGTTATCCCCTGCACGAGAGCGAACCTTGTTTGCCTCTAGGGCTAGAAGCTGCTGCATACCCGGTGATGTACGGAGCGCGTAGAAGCCGGGTAAGTTGAGAACCACTTTCGTTTTCGCCATGTCGTTCTACCCTTCTACCCGCTTTAGGTTGATACGGTAGCCGCCGGTGAAGCCAAAGGGGCCATTCGTGTAGTCTTCAGGCCATCCGATTACGGTGTATTCAAGACCTGTAATTATAATCTTGTCGCCGGGGCTACAGAATGGTTCAGGGGCGTAAAGGTCAAGGTCTCGCTTCACACCCGTTCCTAAGTCTCGAATCTCTATATCCGGTGTGGGAGGTGCCCAAGCATACACGGGTGTTGAGACGGGCGGGGCGAACTTCTTACGCTTCTTACCCCATTCGTCTTGTGCCCCTTCAGCTTTCTTGTAGTGCATGACCTGCTTTTGCGGGCGCATGATCAGCATTAGCGAATACTCCCATCCATGAGGTCATAAGCGAATGCCTTCTGTGCACCCACACCTAAGAGCTTCTTCTCTGCCTTGGTTAGGTAGAGCGCCCCGTTTGGGTTGGAAAAACTCACCTGCTGGTTGAACGGCCCGGCGGTCTGCGTGATAGATGATGCGCCATCGGGAAACACAGATGCGATGATCGAGCGTTTCACAATAGCGCAAGATACCATGATGATTACCTGGCGTTCGAGCTTATCCCAGCGCGGGGCCGATGCCCGGATAAGCACGCCTGCATCTGATAACAATTGATTTGCGTGTTCATCCGAGCCGGGCGGCATATCAGGCCAGCGAGCGCGCAAATCTTCAGCTGTGACTACTGGAAATGTGTTTGTCATGCTCTCTGGCCCTTAGTCTAGATGGTGTACTTGACGAATGCGTCCTTATCGGCGACAAGCAGACCGTATTCGGCCTCTGCACGTACCGCTACGAGGTTGTTCTCGAAGAGGGAAACGAGCTTTCCGCCGATGGTTACTGCGGCCTCTGTGGATACGTCGAAGGTGATTCCGCCGACGGTACCCCAAACAACCTTTGTGAAGTCGCCGCCGAATCCGACGGTTGCGCCGGTCTCAGTGGACGGGGCAACCTCTTCAGCGAAGAGAGCGTTTCGCCCTAACAAGGTGCCAGAGCGTACCGGCTCTGCGGTGCCATTGGTGGGAGCAGAGATGAAGATAGGTCGCCCGGTGGTATCCATTGCGGTATTCATCATCGGTTCGACAATATCGTCGAAGACGAAGCCGTTTAGCTTCTTGCGGGCCTTTGCCAGCAGATCGAGGCCGCTGTTTACATCGCCGAACAGGCCGCCCTGCGGCTGCTTTGCGGTACCGAGCTTCACGGCCTTAGTGGTTGCTGCGAGGTTCTGCTCTGCACCAAAGGGCGAAGAGGTACCGTGCAGGGCCGCCGCGTCGAATGCCTTTGCGAAGGCTTCGCCGATGTCTTCGCGGATAAGGTTCATGAAGTTGCCAGGGTTAGCACGGACAACTTCAGCAGAGACAGGGATGATGACCGCGAGCTTCTGCGGCTTGATGGTCTTCAGAGCCATCTTTTCATCGGAGACGGGCTTAGCCGCGCCTTCTGCTACCCACCCGGCGCGAGGCTTGGAGGTAACCACGGGTACAGCCGCGCCGTTAGCGGAAAGCGGTACCTGTCGTGCGAGCTGCTGCACGACGGAGGCGCGCTTAGCCTCTTCGAAGTACGCCTGTGCAATGTCAGGCTGGATAAAACCGGAAAAATCGGAGGAACGTACAGCGTTCTCTACAGTCATAGTCTTTTACTCCTTGGTTTAGCGAGCGCCTAGCGCTGCTTTGAGTTTGTCTAATAGCGGGTCGCCGTTTAGGGGCATATTCAGTTCACCCTCTGATGGGATGATCGTTTTCTTGACAGGGGTAGCCGGTGCGAGAAGTTCTGCGAGCTGTTTTGCGTGTTCTTTCAGCTCTTTTTCATCTGCACCTCGAAGGGCTTCAGCGGGTACGCCGTACTCTTTCGCGGCGGCGGTTCGCCATTGCTGTACCTGGTTTGCTTTTTCGAGGCCAGCTAGTTTTTCTTCTGCCTGCTCTGCGCGAGTTTTCAGTTCATCGGCTGCTGCGGCGCGGGTTTTCAGTTCGTCGTAGTCAGCGAACTTATTCCGTGTGCGTTCTAGCCGTTTTGCGATGATGCGGTCTAGCTGTTCCTGCGAGGTGATCGGGTGAAAGCCTTCTGCTTCTGTGGCTTCTGCTTTCTCTGCTTCAGGTTCAGGCGCGGCGGTTTCTTCTTTTACTGCTTCTGCCTGTTCTGTGGTTTCTGCCATGATGGTTTGCTCCTAAATGCGCCGTACCTAATTAGGTACGTATTGGCCAGGCGTTTACCCCCGCCTGTTTCGGGTAAGTTTAGTCGGTTCGCGGGTATATATCGGGGTATAGTTCCCGCATCTTTGCGACAATATCGACGGGCTTCAGACCGATTGAGTAGCCTAGCTCTTTCTCTAGTGCGTCTCGTGCAGCCTCGTACCTCTTATAGTCTTTGTCTGGTTTGTAGCCCCTAATTTTTAGTGGCTTACCCCATGCAGGCACGATCACACAGTCGCAATGGCCGTGGTAGCCGCGCTTGATACCTGCGGCGGCTTTCTCAGAGGTGTACACGAATCCACGGGATGCGAGCATACGACAGAACGGGCATGTTTCATTACCCGCTGGCACTCGTGCAAAGCGGGGCTTCGAGGGGTCGTTCTTGACACTCTTGATAATGGTCTCGCGTGAACCGGCCTTGACCACACGATCAATAAAGCTGCTGAGATCGCCGGTGAGACTGTCTAGCGCATCTGAGTTATCGTTCAGGCGCGCCATAAGCCACCTGACTTTAGCGTCGATTTCTTCAGATGGCATATCATCGGCTAGGGTCGCGCTGAAATCTTCATCAATCACGGCGCGACGTAAGGTCTCGTACCAATCTGCGGTTAGGCTTGCAGCGCCGCCGCGATATTTGCCTAGCGTCTTCTCAAGATGCTTGATCAGTTCATCGCGGGTTACATTTATGGGAGTACCGGGCGGGATTTTGAGCATCCCGGCCAGTACTTCATCTTGAGCTTTTTCTGATAGAAGGTTGAGCGATGCGACGAGCTTATCTAATTCCGATCGGATTTCATCTTGTCGAGACGCCATGCCCAACCTCCTATCAAAATCTATTCTTCAGGCTTCACACCCGCATCGGCTGCGGGCTTCTCTTCACCTGAAAAGTTGTTATCCACTTCAGTAGTCGCCTCCTTAGGCTTCTGCTGCTGTGCAGTGGCAGCGAGCGCTTCTAGGATTGATGAACCTTCAGCGCGGCGCTTGTCTGCCATGAGTCTTTGTATGGCGGAATCATCGTAGCCTAGCTTTTCTAGGATGACCGGTGATTGTGCGAGCCACGGCATGACTTGGACTTGCTTCAGCACTGCATCGGCTGCGGCTGCATCTGAGACATGCACGGTGGGAGCGAACCATGCTTCAACCTTTGTTAGCCCCTCGATCTTAGACGGGTCGTTTATGCCTTCTCGAAGCATGACCGCTGTTACACCGATACGGTTCAGGGCTGATTTGAAGCCTCGAATGGTTCTATCTGCTGCCAATCGGAGCGGGTCTCGCTGAGATTGAATCGCTGAATCGGAGGCCGGGTTATCTGAAGGGAATCCCAGTTCATCAATCGGGATTTGCGACTCAGCGGCCAGCAGGGATGCCCATTGCCGCAACTGATCTGTGTGCGGCTGCATGCTCATTTGCGAGAACTGCCCTACCTGTGGCACCTGACCGTCTTCATCTCGTGAGATAGTCAGCATTTTAGATATGACCGCTGACCATTTGGAGCCGGTCAGCGCGTCTTCATCTGCACCGAGCAGGTAACGTTGAGGGGATGCGTAAAATTCAGCGCTGATTTCGGATCGCACAACGGTACGAATCGCCGAATCAGTCAGAGCCATTACGGCGCGAGAGATACGCGAGCGCCCAAAAGGCTTACGAAGGTCTGCACCGCATACGACAGGCACAATGAGCGGGCGGCCTGTAGGGTTTGGGATGGTTTCAATCTCCCAGCCGCCGCCTGCTATGGCCTGCATGATGACTGTCTTATCCGGTAGGTACACGGTGACTTCACGCGGCGTTATATCGCCGCTGTTTGACGTGTCAGCTTTGGTAATAGAAAGCCCGGCTTTGAGTTTGCGGGTGCGTTTATCCCATATGCCTGTTGCCCAATGCGCCGATTTCGGCAACAGCAGGATTTCAGGCTCTCCCTTGCTCTTATCACCCTGCGTAATCGTGATGAAAGCGCAAGAATGAGTCAGAGCAGAGGCGGCGGTTTGCGCGAATGTCTCTCTGAAGTCGTTATCGGCGACAATGGTGTTTAGCCCGTGCGGGTCTTCATCTTCACCGGCGGCAACGAACCTCTCAAATTTGATGCGGTCTGCGAGAACATCAACGGTTTTCGCTGGCCAGCCCAATACGCTGTTGATGTTCTTCAGCGAGGGCGGCGTTGAGATACCTAAATCCTTCAGGCCGATCTTCTGATCGTAGTATTGCTGCCTAATAATGTTGCGGCCTCGTTTCTTGTCGAGGCGCTGCATCATTTTCTGTACGAGTTCAATTTCGGATGCAGATAGCGTTTGTTCTGCGTGCTGAGTAAACCCGGCGGGTACGCCTTGTACAATCATACGCTGATTACCTGCTTCCTTTTTCCTTTTCGTCTTGTCATTTTCGCGCCCCAAAACGCGAGGGTTGCGGCTTCAAATAGGGACACAGAGCCGCCTTCAGGGGCTTGCCATCCGAAGCCGCCGCGAGAGCCGATCTTTCGGCGATGCGCCGATAGTGCCTGCTGCGTTAGCTCTGGTTGTGCACTGTGGGAGACGGTCTCACTAATCACAGCCTGATCAAACATTGCATGTGCTGCGATGACCTGCTCTAGCGAGGGCTGCCATATCAGAGTCTTTGACCTTACGCCGTTTTCCCTGAGTGCATTCACGAGATAACCCACGCCCGCCTTACCATCGATCACGATTTGCGCGGCGCGGTCTGCACGCTCTACGAGGAAATCCACGAGCCATGTTGTACCACTAGATAGCGGCTCTGACCGGATACCCTCAATGAAGATAGGGCCTTCTTCAGGGCGGCGGGCAACAGCGAGCGCAACCTCTAGCCCATCGGGTGAGAATCGCACGCCGTATACATCGCGGCCTGACTCTGGCAGTTCGCCTTCTAGCCTGTTCCATGCTTCAGGTTGGAATGCCTTGTTAGCGAGCGCCTTTTCATCCCAGATACCTAGACCTTCGCGGCGGAATGAGTCTTCAGAGCCTAAGAGCTTTTTCATGCGTTCGAATGCTGTTGTTGAGACGCGGGCCGGGTACGATGGGTTGGCTTTCTCCCATTGCTTCTTATCGTCGAGTCTCGCGCCTGGATCGGCGGAGCATTCGATATAGAGCGTGTCTTTATCGCCCTTGAGCGCGTCTTCGCGGCGCTGTGTGAAGACTTCGCCGGGGTCTACCGGGCGCGGGGGTGTACCCATCATGATTACAAGACCGTTTGGTGCTGCGTTGGTTGCAGGCACCATATCATCCATTGCTTTTTCAGTCAGAATTTGGGCCTCGTCCATGACGATAACGTCTACTTCAGGAAAACCACGGCCAAAGCCGTTTTCACGAGCGCCGAATAGGACACGCGAGCCGTTTCTAAACTCGATGGCCTCCTGGCCTGCACCACGGCGGATATGGGCAATGAACGGTTTAATATCCTGCCTGTTCACGATGCCCTGCATCGCCGAAAAGGTCTCATTGTGAGTCCTTGACCGGTGAGCGCTCCATAGCACTAGCGTGTTTGGTTTGGCTGCACAGAGCGCGAGAATAAACCCGGCGATCATGTGAGTCTTTCCCACCTGTCGAGGGATGGAGACTACAGCGCCGCCGATGCCACAGGCATACATGCCGCTCTCACGCTTTGCGAAGATCAGCTTACCTATGCCGATCTGCCATGCGTCGAGCGGGTACCGCATCCTGACAAGCTGCTTAGCGATCATTGGCCATGCCGTCGTTACGATGCCTTCAGGTATGCACAGATGCCTAGCGACTTCAGATAGTGGACGGGTCGAATGGGAGGTCTGCTTCTTCACCGTCTGGAACCTCCACGTATTCTAGTTCATTTGCCACCGCTTCAAGGTCGCTGATTTCCTTATCGAGGTCAGCGAACCTACGCACGAGCGCGGCCAAATCCCTAGCGAGTGTATTCTCAGAGTCGATATGAGCTGCCAGTTTTAGCCGCATGGCCTTGAGCCTGTCTAGCTGCGTACCGTGCATAGTCGCATTGGTCAAAGAATGTTCATCGTCGAGAAATTCTTCATGATTAATAGGTGGTAGATGCTTCACATTAGCCATTTCTGCCCCTTTCAAAAAGAATCCCAATAAATAATAAATATCCACCCTTGATTATAACTAATCAATTGTGGAAAAAACCGGTGAATATATCGCTATCGCCGGGGGGTGTTCGTCTGGCCCGCCGATGGGGGCTTGCCCCCACCCTTCGAGCCTTCTTTCAACCGATGCCCCCTAGTTTCATTTTCACTAAAGCCTTGTATATGTATGCTCACACGTATATTGCATTAAAAACATGAAAATGTTTATTTTTTACCATTTTCCTTTTGTTTTTAATTTAATTGGTTGTGCAATGCGAAGAGTCTTTATTCTTTCTTGTGCTCGCTTTCCGCCGAGCTTTCCGCCGAGCTGCTGGTTACATCGACGGCAAATGATGCGGATGTTATCGAGAGAATCTTTGCCACCGTTTGCGTGCTCTTGGATGTGGTCAGGTTCAGGTGAGTTAGGTTGCTGAGAGCGTGAGTAGTCGAGGGCAACACCACAGCGAGGGCATGTGTACTGATCATTAGCTAATGCTTCAGCGATTGCCTTAGCCCTAAGAGCTTTCCACTTTGTGGTTCCTGTTCGAGATGTTGCCAATGTTCCTTGCTCCTATCCGCCGGGGGTATAACCAAGGGGGCCGGGGAAAGAACGAAAGACCCGGCCCCCCCTTATTGGTGGTACCCCCAGGGGTGCTTCATTACCTCCCCCTGAGTTCCTGCCCCCCCTCTCAAAATGGGAGGGGGGGCCATGCCTAACTACTGCCTTCCCCTGAGAGATTTAACAGAAGGCATAGTTCAGGTAAGCCCCCTTAGGTTAGATGCTCTCACAATCTTTTGCAACAACCCCCGTTGCAACCGTGGCACCGCCCCCATATCTGCTGCACTCAGGCCGCTAGAAACATACCCCCATCCCATTCAATAATTGACAAGAGTTCTTCACGCGGGGCCTCGAATCCACAGTACTTACATACTGCCCCGGCTACCTTATCATCCTGCCATCGAACATGCAGACAATGCTTCTTCATCTCTTCGCCCTCAAGGTTCAACTGGATAAAGAACTTATACCTACACTCAGGGCAGGCCGCATCCAACGGGGTTAGTCTTTCAGGATTCAGGAAGTCTTGTATCTTCTCAACCCACCCGGTAGCCCATCCTTCTACTTCACCCATGCCGCCGATCCCACACAAGGTAAGGACTTGAACGAGAGCGCGAACATTCCCTTCACGAGTCGATGCATTCCATTTCGGAATACCGAACCGCTCCAACTCTTCATCAAAGTCTTTGAGCATATCCAACACTCCAACATCAAGAGGCGCACCTGACTTAGCAGAAGTACCGCCACCCGATGCTTCACCGGATGGAATCACCGCCTGCTCAAGCTGATAGATCAAACCATGCCCCCGGCCCTCCATATTATGCAGCGGCTTCAACGCTTCAATAGCTCTCGATACCGCATCCACTTTCACGGCGTTAGTTTCCTCTTTCATTCCTGCTCCCTGTCAAAGCCTTAGCAATGTTTCCATTCGTCCAATCACACGGCCTCCAAACATCCGCATCTTGATTGGCCGCCTTCAAAATCTCTAACCAATGCTTCTGCGCATCGGATACCCGGCCCTTCATTGTCTTCAACTCTCGATAGATGATTTCTCCCCGGCGTGGATGCACGAGAACCAAATCAGGAAAACCAGAAGGTGAACGCCTTGAATCGTGAGTATGGTAGTACTCCCATCCCAGAGCCTTAGCTAACCCGATAATCTCAGATTGAAACTCAGATTCATTCCAACCCTCGACAATCCGATTTCTAGCCGTCCATGCTGTTTGAGTTTTCATATTTTGTCCTTTCGTTTTCAGTTCAACCCCGCTAACGCGGCGGTACCGTCCAGACCCTACCCGTCCCGGCAAATCCAGATCAGGTATAGTCCATATCTGCCGGAATCTACTCAAAATCTGCCGGAATGAGTAGATTTATCAAATCGTTACAATCGCACAAGGGCTAAATGCCCATCACTACATACCTATCCTTTCTTTCGCCGTCTATGGCGCTTACCCCGCCTGGCAGGAACCGCCATACCATCATTAGGAAGCTGAAGACCCCCTTCAGAATCCACACCATCAAGGCAGACCTTTATACCTCCTGCTGCCACAGGGCGGGGCACACTTTCCTTAACAGGTGAATCCTTCTGAGTTTCCCCCTCAAGGCGCTTATCAACCTGGCAGACCTTTATACCTCCTGCTGCCACAGGGTGGGGCACACTTTCCAGATCAACAAGACCCATCTGAGAGCCTTCAGCACTAGACGGCTGCGAATCCCAATTAGCGGGATGCCATGCATGGATATTTTCTTTTTTCTCAACAGAATCAGCAGAAACAGGAACAGACGCGCCCGCCTCTCCTTGCTCCACTAAATCCGCCTCGAAAGCGGCAATCATAGCCGCTTCAGAAAAACCAGAATCCCCATTTAGGGACACTTCAGGCACAGAAGACCCATAACCGCGCTCGCTGCTATCTACTGGACTAGCCGCATTGTCTTCTTCAGTCTGGCAGACCTTTATACCTCCTGCTGCCACAGGGTGGGGCACACTTTCCGTATGAAGAAGTTTTTGGTTAGCCTTTTCAGCCGATGCAGCATGGCGGGTGTGAAGCCCTAACGCCTTGACTGCTTCCTTTCCGGTGACTTTTGGTTTTTCTGATTCTGAAGATAGCGGTACGTCAATATCGTTATCTTTCAGAAACTCAACGGTGATAGCCCCGTAATAGGGCTTCACGGGTGCAGGCAACAGTGTGCCTGACCAATCCTTGTTATCTTTTCTAGAGCTGTTGCATGATTTGCAGGCAACAACCATATCTGCGGGGGTTTCAGCACCCTTGGAGGGGTGCAGATGGTCATAGGTTGCCCCTCGTGCAGATTTCCTGTCTTTCCAATAAACGACACGTCCACACCATCGGCAAGCATCGCCATCTCGAAGGCGAACAGGCACCGTTAGCGCGGGGTTGCGGTTGTCGTTCTTGCGGCGGTTCTCCCAGTCGATTTCTTCCTTTAGCCGCATATGGAATAGTTCAGGATCATCAAGAAGTTTATAAGCCGTATTTCCGTCTTTGGAAATCTCTTCAAAGTACCCGCAAGCGATAGCTGCTTTTATCAGCTCTTCAGCGCGGGTAAAGCCTGCTATGGCGCGAATAGTACCCAATTCGACAATGTAATCAGATTTGTGCGATGCAGACATGGACGCTGCCAGGGCTGCAAAGCCGAAAAGCTCCATTTTTAGGCGTTCATCTGCCTGCGGTAACTCTAATGCCCTGAGAACCACAGGGTGAGACGCTGCTGTGTCTCCAACTCGTAGCCAGGGCATATTTCCTCTTTCAGGGGTGTGTTCGTTCTTTTGGTTCGTTCTTTGTACTTATTAAGGTACACAAGCGGCGCGGTTTTTTCAAATTCACGCGCCGCTTGCGTCCAATATTTCCATTTTAGACTATCGGGTCTGTTCCGATGATGCCTTCAGCGATTGTATCAATCATAACTTGCGAGCTTTCGATAATCTGCGTGCGATTCTTGATTTCGTTTTCTGTAGGCTCTGCCCCCTGCTTTAGCAAGACAATAATATGCCCGCTGAAGTTGAGGTAAATCCGGTTCGCTTCAGACATGGTAATCGGCGACCCGTACAGCGATTCTGCTTTCTTGAGTTTCGCTATATCGGCAATTCCTAGCCCGGCGCTTAGCGGCTCTGGCCGCAATTCCCGCGAGTTAAACTCCTTGAGAATTTGGCGGTACGGCCATTCCTGCCACTCTTCAACAGCTGTTCTCACTTCAGCGTTCGCGCCCGCATCTGATATCAGAGTGAAACTCACAGTTCCTTCGAAGCCCTCTCCCAGCTCAATATCAACAGTGTCTTTCACGTCTTCAGATTCCATAACCTTCACAATGGCAGGAATCCGCTTGAAACTGAAGGCAAAATCTTCTGGAACGCCATCCATTGCCACAACCGGAATGAGCGCGAGCGCGGTTGTTGTTCTGTTTGTTGCGGTTAGGGTTAGTAGTTGTTGGCCGCCGTTGTCTCTGGTTGTGGTTGCGAAGATTAGGGGCTGGTAGCCGTGGGTTTCTTTTTCTTCTTTGGATGGGTTGCGGGCGATTGGTTTTAGGGCTTCGAGTGCGCCTATGAGTCGGTTTGCTGGTACGGTTATTCTCATTTTTGTGTTCTTTCTTGGTTGTGGTGGGTTAGCGTATGGCTGCTAGTTTTGCGCGTAGCGGGTCATGAACCGCATTTTTTAGTGAGTGCCTGTTCGCTTCTTTGAATGCGGTGCTGTAGTCTTCTCCGACGCGTGAGGATGCTGTCTTGCAGTCTTTGCATCCCCATATCCAGCCGTCGTCGTATTCTGTTTTGACTACATAGGTGTGGTGTGATACCCATTCGGTTTTGTTTGGTTCAGGGCGGCTCATAAAACCGTTACGCCATACTTCAGGCTTTTGTACCCATTCGAGCCATGCGAGTACTTTTTCTTTCTCTTCGGGGTGTAGCGAGCGCATTTTTGCGATGCGTTCTTGGAGGGCTGGGAGTTTGACTGCGGTGACTGTTTCGGCTTTGCGCCAATCGTCGAGGGCGGCGTGTGTGTGGGTTTTGATTTTCTTGCGCCCGGCGGCGGGGATTCCGGTTAGGGTATGCCCGTGTCCTGCTTTGCCTAGTAGACGATCAATGTCTTTGGCCGGGATGTACAGGGTTCCTTTGACGAATAGGAAGCGTACACTGTTTTCAAAGTCGCTGTTTACCCATCCGTGGGAGTAGAATTCTTGAACTGCTTCATCGCGGCGGCGTTCACGGAATGCGGGTAAGGTCTGTTCGTTCTTCATTTTTTTGTTTCTCTTTCTTTGGAGGGGTTGCGGGGCGGATTGAGAGAATGGAATGTAATCTATCCAATGCATTTTTTTGTTTCTCTTTCTTTGGATGGGTCGCGTGGGGGGTATACTTCTTCGTTGATGGTGAAGTCGGCGTATACGTATTTTGTCATTCCGTGCCAGATGTATACTTGCTGTTCTTTGTGGTTCACTTCGAGCTGTGCAGGTGTGTTTATGGCTTCAACGATGGCGGATGCGATAGCGTCTGTTCTTTTATAGGGGGTTTCGCTGTTCCATGTGGCTACTGCTTTTGCTTGGATTGCTGGTTTTTCCCAGGGTTTTGTTTGGATGGTGATTTCTGCTGCGTGAGTCATTTTCGTTCCTTCGTTCTTTCTATTCTTTGGTGGTGTGTATTGGGAGCATTGTTGCGTCTAGCAGGTCTGCACGTTGGAACCGTCCAATGAGTTCAGTTAGGCAGTTCATGGCCCCTGCTAGTTCGAATGGTTCAACTTCGTTTACTAGTGCATGTTTGATCGAGCCTAGTAGCTGACTGTTGGTTGCATCGGGGTAGATGCGGGTTCCTTCGTTCTCGTTGTTCATGGTGTGTCCTTTCTTAGCGGTGTGCTGCTTTGGAGCGCCCGGTTAGCCGATCAGTGAATGCGGTCATTGCTGACAGGTTGGCTTTGAATACTTCTGCATCTGAGATTTCAGGTACTCGCTCTAGAGTGTCTGCGATGTGTTGCAAGTGGGATTCTGCGAACCGTAGGTTTCCAGAGGGGCCGCAAGCGCTGCGGCCTCCCAGATGTGGGTACAGACCCTTCGTTGCCCGGTCTCTGAGTGTTCGAGCGGATAGTACGCCGCCTAAGAGTTCAGAGGCTTCTTCAGGGGTGTAGACCTTTTCGCCTATTTTCATGCTGCTACCGGTTCCTTTGCTTTAGCGTGCTTTTCTGCTTTTGCTGCTTTGGCGGTGAGTTCTTCTATTGCCCATTCTTGAGCATGGGTGTTCTCCCAATGCTCTTTAGCTTCCTGTTGCAAGTTTTGAATCTCTTTGCGGGCTTTGGCCATCGAGCCGTGATATGAGGGGAAAATCGTTTTCTCCCACACGCAATGCTTGCAGCTCAACGACATCATGGCGTTAGCTGGTTCGCCATTCGTGCCACGTACAATGTCTTTCTTCTGAGTGAATGCTGATAACAAGGCCTTCTCCCTAGCTGATTTCGAGAACTTCAGATAGATTCGCTTTCCTGCTTCTATCCGTTTGCGGCGGGCTTCAAAAAACCCTTTTAATTCGTCTGGATACTCTGGGCGCGGTTCAGGTCTTAGCTGTGCAGGTAGCGGCTTCCTTGGAGGCTTCGCGGCTAAAAACTCTTCCTTTGTTATGGTCTTACGCTTTAGCCGTGCTACCCATCGCACGCGGCAACTCTCGCAACCTTGCGTCCACTTGCGGCGATCACCGCCGCATTTCGAACAAACATCCCCGATCATAGTTTGATGCTCCTATTCCCAATAGCTGAGTTCATGTAAGCGCGAGAAGATTTAATGTTTTCCACTCGCTTAGCCTCCCAGGCTTTCAATGTCTTCTGCGTGAAAAGCAAGCCTGTACGGTCATCCGTCATAGCGTCTGGCACGAGGCGGTTCTGTACGCGGTTGAACATGCGCTTCACCGTCTGCACCTGGATTCCCAGATGCTCTGCTGCCTGCTCAATCGTTAGCAGGGTTTCCCCTGGATGCTCTGCCTTATACGGAGTCTCAGACGGCAAATGAGCGAACTTGATTGCGTATCCTACAGCCACGGCGCTTGCTCCTTCTTGAACTGTTCCTTCTCTTCAGCACTGTTCCAGTAGCGGTAATCCCACAGAAGAACCGTTGCCACCGTGAAGAATATCGTGCCAAACGTTGCACCGTTCGCAACCACCACACCATTAGCGAGCGCTGAGTATACGGCCCCTGCGGCGCATATAATGGCTAGGATTGCTGTTGCTACTGCGGCGTGGATTTCAAATTTCATTGGTTCGTTCCTTACTTTTCCTTGATGATCTCGATCATCTTTACTAAATGCCCTTCAAGAAGAGTTAGCTTGTAGATTTCTCTTCTCAGGTTGAAAGCCTTATCTTCGAGGTCTTGCTTTTCTTTGATGGCCTCTGAGCATTTGGCGCGGGTTTCCTCAAGCTGTTCTTGCAGAGGCCCTAGAATGTCTTTGCCTGTTTCTTTCATCGCTTATGCCTCGCTTCGTATGATTCGGCGAACCATGTAGCCCTTGTCGTAGGCAGATGCATTTATGGTTGTTCGTACTTGGCCGGGGCCTTTCGTCTGAATTGTTACCTGGAATCCCAGCATCCCTTGTTCCGCATAGTAATTCTCTATTACTGAACCGGGCGCTTCTTTGCCTGCGATGGTGCGAACACGTTCGTAGATTGACTTTGCCATTTCGTTCTTTCCTTAGTTCACTGCTTCGAAATCGTCTTGTGTTACTTCTTTAGCGGTCAGTACCGCTTTCGCGTAGGTTTTGAGTGTTTCCAGAACCTCTTGCTCCATTGATTTTTTGGTTTCTTCGTTCTCAATGGCGGGCATGGCTTGAGCGATTTTGTTCACGCGGTAGCTGACCTCGTTGAATTTTCTGACCGCTTCGCGTGCAGCCTCGCTCATTTCTTTTATGAAGACTATCGGCATTTCTTCCATTTCGTTCTTTCCTTTCTTCTGTACCTGTTTAGGTACGTTGCGGGTATATTTTTTATTCTGGCTGCTCAATGCCTACCCATAGGGCGGTGATTGGCACATCTAGCCAGACGGCGACCTTTGCGAGCTGATCCACCTTCAGAGGGGTTTTCCCGTTCCTTAGGTTTGATGCCTGTTGAGCTGTTACACCTAACAGGGCCGCGAGTTCCTTCACTTTCTTCTTGCGCATTCCCATGTATGCGCGGATAGCTTCAGAGATTCGCTCTGTCACCTGCATATCTTTATTTTTTTTTGCTTCCATGTTTTAGACTATATACCTATTTGGGGACGCTTTGCAAATTTTCCCGTAATAATTATTTGCAATGAGAGTTCTTTAGAGTTATGGTTTAGGTATGGGACAGACAGCAAAACCTAAACCAACCACATTTACAACCGCTGTTCACGCCGCGCTGCGTGATGAAGTCGAAAAGCGCGATTGGTCTTTTCGCCGCCTTGCTGAAGAGTCAGGAATCGGAAAGAACCGCATCTCGCGTACTGTGTCGAGAGACGAAACGCCGCTTGACGTGAACGAGCTTGACTCCATCTGCTCTGCACTAAGAGTTTCACCTCTTAGCATCTTGCGGGCGGCGCAAGACCTCCTTGATACATCTCTATTGGCTACTGCATAAGAAAAAGCCGCCGCTCCTACCGTTGCATATAGGGGCGGCGGCTTTCGCCACATGAGAACCGTTTAATCAGAAGATCATTAGTTTACTGATTTACATCATCAAGTCTAACAGTTCCACAGGATGTAACGAATGATGACCGCGTCACCATATCAGCGTATTTTCAACGGGCGCGAGCGCGGTATATGTCTTTAGTTCGTTGTGTTTGCGGGGTTCCCTATTTAGGGGCGGGTTTGGAGGGGTTTTCAAGTCCCCCCTCGCGCACTATAAAAACACTAGTCAGAGCGTTTTTATCTCCCTGTTGATGACACGGTACGGCTTTTTGATGACAGAGAGATAGGTTATAGCTATGGCTACTGTTAGAAAGAGAATAAGGAAAGATGGCACCGTGGCTTTTGCGGTGACATGGCGTGAAGGTGGAAAGCAGACTTCGCGGACGTTCGAGCTTGAAAGCGACGCTAGGATGCTCGCTGATTTTTTGAGTGCGAACAATAATTCATTTACGCAAGCGGCTGCGGCGGCCAGCACGGTTATTAGTAGGTACCCTTCTGTTGATGAAACAGTGCGGCGGCATATTGAGTCTCTTACGTCTGTTACGGCTGGTACGAGAGAGAAGTATAGTCGCATCCATGATCGGCATATCGTGCCTGTCTTAGGTGGTATCTCTATTGATCGACTGCGGCGTGAAGATGTAGTGAGATGGTTCAACGCGCTAGGGTTGTCTGCTAAGACTAAGAAGAATATCCACTCTCTACTATCTGCTGCTTTATCTTCTGCTGTGCGAGAGGGGCTTATCGAGTCTAACCCGGCGGCGGGGATTCGAGCAGAAAGGGAGCTGCCTAAAAAAGCCCCGGTCTTCCTGACATGCGAGCAATTCGAATTGATCGCCGCCGCTGTTGATTTCCGCTATTCGCTGTTTATCAGATTTCTTGAAGGCACGGGGCTGCGGTTTGGTGAGGCCACGGCGCTTACATGGAGTGACATAGATTTGCGGCGTGAGAACGGCATTATTAAGGTAACAAAGTCCATTCAGGCGGGCGCGGGTGGTGGGTACAAGATAGCACCACCCAAAACAAAAGCAGGCAGGCGAACAGTCACGATGCAGCGAGCGCTAACAGAAGCTATGCGTGGTTGTATGGTTGATTCTGCGGCTGCTGCGGGTGATCTTGTTTTTCAGTCGCCGTTTGGTGGGATTTTGGGGAATGGTTTTTTCCATCGGCGGGTATGGATTCCGTGCATGGATGAAGTGGAGAACGAATTAGGCGTTCGCCCTCGTGTGCATGATTTGAGGCATACGCACGCTTCGCGGTTGATTGAGGCGGGTGTACCGTTGCCTGTGATTCAGGTTCGTTTAGGGCATGAGTCTATTACTACTACGGTGGGTACGTATGGACATTTGGCGGTGGATGCTGATTTGCGGGCGGTTGAGCTTTTAGGGTGAAATTACCCCCTATTCATTCTTTTGTTACGTTTTATTACATTCCCTAATTAGGTACATTCGCTATAAGTGACTTATAGTGTTTTGTGTAAGCGGGGCTGGTTCGAAAGGCCCTACTGAAGAAAGAACGAAATCATGAACAAGCAACATTACCAGACCTTGAGCACGGTTGAGTTTCACCAAGATTCGACTAAGGCTTGGCTCTCACACTTCACCACGGATATTGACGCTTCAGAGATTGAGAATAATAAGCCTGTCTTTGATGCTATCGACGCTTTCATGGGTGAAGAAGAGGAAAGTAGCCTTACGCTTTCTGACTCCCTTGAATTTGATTCGTCTGATTATTGGGAGGCTGTGGCAGAAGCTCATGACGAAATCATGGAGCGGCTGTACACGCATCTGAAGAAACAACTTGCGCCGATTACCCCTGATGGGTGGCGGCCATATTTCGAGGCTGGCAATGTGAACCGCGTGTACACCGATGGCAACCCGCACCATGTGCAGGATTTCCGTGTATGCACTATTCCAGGCCATGCATGGGAAAGGTAGGAAAAATGGAAGAGATCGAAGGCTTTCAGACCAAAGCGGCCAGACTCGTTAAAGACGCTCTCATGTACATTGTTAGCGTCGAGTTTCCAGACCATACTTTGCGAAGGCTAACTATCGAGAATCAAGGCCCGGCGCTCTCCAAAGCAGAGATTATGGCGGTCAATGATGAAGAGATCGTGTTTGCTACGATTTACGCTCATTTCAAGAAAAATAAGCGATGGATTGACCATTGGGAAATGCGAGACGTTATCTATAGTAAACGGTACCTGAAGGGAGATAAATAGAATGTCGCCGCTACCTGAAGAAGTGTTGTCGCATTTGAAAGAGGTCGTTTCGCATCCTATGGAGCCAAAGGCGAAGCTGCTGTACTTCGCGCTGGTTGTTGATTCGGGCGGGGAAACAATGTCTGATATTCCCGAACAGAAGTATCAGAATATTACAGGGCTTCATGATGATCACGATTTTATGGTTACCTTATGCAGCCTTGATGAAGAATACAGCCTAATCAACGTTTGCGAAGACGGCGACTTGGAAACATATATCCAGTTCAGGCACATCTAACAACAATCTATAATGCTTCACCGCCCGGCTTATGGGTAGAGGCCGGGCGGTGTTGTAAAACCACGAAAGGAAAACACAGAAATGCCAGAAAATGTTTTACGACTCGTGCGATATGGCAGCGATGAAGCTATGGTGACTCGAAACGCCAAATCCTTTGCGCTGATCCGCGAGACTTCACGCAAAAGCGGCGAATACATCGCCCTCGACTACAACCTAGCGAACATGCCCGGCCTCGACAATGACAAGAAGAAACTAGGCGGCGTTCACGCTCCCAGCTTGACCGGCGCAACGATGCATGAAGTATTCGAAAAGGTCAAGGCAGCTTATGGAGATGATGACTAATGAGCAAGCCACGTGTAGCATTCGGGTTAAATGCCCTGGCAGAGCATCTAGGCACAAGCAAACAGAATCTCTATCAGCTTGTCGCTAAGCATCAACCACCGCATAGCGTCGAAATACAGGCAGGCAACAAAACCATCAAAGGCTACGATAAAGACGCGCTGAAGGAATGGTACGACAACCTGCCAGGCAGAATAACCACCGCAACAAAGACAGGCAACAAAACCTACCACGTAAGAAAGGACTCATAATGACAATGCCACAAAGAGGAAACAGCGGCGATGTTTGGCTTACCCCAAAACATATTATCGACGCGCTAGGCAAATTCGATCTAGACCCATGCGCCGCCCCGCTACCTAGACCGTGGGAAACAGCGAGCGCGAGCTTTGTTGAAGCCGATGACGGGCTATCGCAAGAATGGTTTGGGCGGGTGTGGATGAATCCGCCGTATGGTCGTGGTATTGGTGCTTGGATGAAGAAAATGGCAGAGCATGCTAAGGCAGGCGGGGGGGGGTATCTCTCTTGTTTTTGCTAGAACTGATACGAAGGCGTGGCAGGATTATGTGTTGCCTTATGCTAAGCGTATTCTGTTCCTTCAAGGGAGGTTGCGGTTCCATACACCGGATGGGCTACCGGGTAAGGATGTTGCTAATGCTCCTAGCGCGCTTATTGCTTATACGATTGATGATGCTTTGGCGTTGTCTGAGTCAGGTATTCCCGGTTGGATTGTTGAACCGGTGAAACAGTTGAAAGGATAAAATGTTATGGAGCTTGAACCTTCACAGATAAATTTTCTGCCTTCGCCTGATGGCAGTTTCCCAGAGGCTAAATATGAGTTCTCTGTATTCGTCAAGATCGTTGAAAAAGTTGATGGTCATGTGCTCTCTTGGAAGTTCCCACCTGAGTTTCCCCCAGAGGCTATTTCCTTCTTTGAGCAGATTCCTTTTTACGCTAGGTTTTCACACTCCGTTATTGAGTATCTCGAAGTGATTCTGAAACAGATCGGTCTTGAGATGGCCTCGTATAAGAAATGTGAAAGTGGTGGCTACCTGCTTCGTGTATCTAGTTCTGCAACTACTCTGAACAAACGAGACTTTTACCGGATTATTGGTTACCCTAGCTAACCAGATTGGAGAAAGGATTTACTATGATTGAGCTAGAAGAGCCGTTTCTTAGGCTTGCGGCGGGCAGCGGCAAAGGTATTACGGCGGAGATCGTTTTCTCTGTGCGAATCACGCTTGAGCGTAATAACCCTGAAGAGCTTAGCGTGTCTTATGAGTTTGCAGAAGGTTTTGACGTTGAAGACTTTTTTGACCGCATCCCAGTTTCTTCTTCAGAGCTTGCGCGAATTGGTTTACACCGTTATTTTGTTGATACTTTTATGCTCTTAGGTATCAGGATTGAAAATAGCTTGAGCATTGAACCTGATAAAGTTCAGTTCTTGTTATCCACGGATAAGTTCAAGATAGAGCCTCGCTTCCTATCGTCTGATATTTTGAAGAGTACTAAGCGGACGCTTTCTAGATAAAAAAGTATTCGCCCCTCCCAAACACTGGGAGGGGCGAATATTTTTGCTGTTTTACGGCTGCTGTGGTGCATCCGGGGTGGAAGTCTTAGGGTAGTCTTCAGCAGGTACTACCCACCCGATACCGGGGATGTAGACTTCATCTTTCGAGCGCTGGCCGGGCGGGTTCGACTCGAACCGGGTTGCGTCCACATCTTCATGCTTAGGCTGCTCTGCGGGGGTGAGAGCTGAGAGTTTGCCACTGTTGCGGTACTCTTCGAAAGCTGCACGAGAGCCGCCCGCCTCGACGGGTGCAGGCTCATTCTTGGAATCTCCCACCACACCACGGGCGGCGGCCTCCATCGCATCGGTGAAGGTCAGCTTATCGCCGGGCGACTGTCGCCCGCCAATGAGCGCACCTACTGCGGAAAGCAGGATAAAGAGAGTGTTCTTGATTTCTTCAGGCAAACGGATGTCTGCCAGTTCAAGGCCGTATGCGATAAGAACAACGATGCTTGATGCGATCGCGGTACCGATGGTTGCTCCCTTGGTTACGCCGCCTACATAACGGGTTTCGTTCATTAGTTTACCTCTGCTTTCAGATTGGTCTTTGCTAGGGTCTCTTCGAGGGCTGCTGCTACGATTGCCTTCAGTTCTTCACCCGATGCATTGACAATCGCGGTGCCACCCTCTGCGGCGGGGCGGGCGTGAATCTCGTTCACCTTTGCCCGCAATTCCTGAAACTCACGGTTTAGCTGTCCCTGATTAGAGACACCCTGAATACCATAAGCCCAAGATTCAGCTGCACGAGCTGAGTTTCGCATCCAGTTAGAAAGCTGCGAATCACGGTTGATGCCATCGCGGCCAGGCTGCGAATAGCTGATAACGTAGTCGAGCTTATCGTTCAAGCTCTTCAGCTGATTGTTCAGCTGGTTAAACTGTGCTTCAGACAAGTCAAAGTCTCCATTCTGGATAGAATTACTGATTTCTTGCGCGGTATTGGCGATTCCCTGGAACACCTTCAGAGCGCGGTTGTAGATGTCCGTCTTGGAATATGTTCCAGGGCATTCCGTTGCGAACCATTCCCGATGCTCTGTCAAAGGCAAAATGCCGTAAGTCTTCCAACAATCGGCGACACGCTCTGCCACAGTCTGCAAATCCCCCGCGCTCATACGAGGGTTGCACTCGAACGTAATTGACTGAGCGTTACCTTTGGCGTTGCCGTTTGCCCATGCAGCGGCGGAATGATCAACAATCACGCCTACAATGCCATCTGAAATAACCTCATGCGCCGATGTGCTCACCGACGGGCTATCACAGAAGAACGACATAACCTGCTCCCAGGTCTGCTGCCACTCAGGCTTACCCCACCAATGCAAGGTAATATTCGTGATCACGCGGGGATACCCGAATGTTGCCTGCACGCGGTTACCCGGCGTGAAATTCTTCGCATCACGATTTGTCACGAGCTGATATGACAAAGGCGAACCTCCTTTCTAATCATCTTCAGAAAACCAAACACACAGCGAGCGCGGTTATGGGTGCTGTTGTGTGTTTGGTTTGTGTATTTGGTTTGTGTGTTATGGGCCGGGCGGGCCTTTGTTTGGGTCTACTCCTTCTTTCTGGCCTGGTACGGGTATTTCTTGTGACCATTGAAGCAAGGTTTGGATGTAGCCGTCTAGGGCGGCGGGGATTGGCGGCGCGGGCGGGGGTTGTCGCTGGTTGATGTGCGAGGTTAGCAAGACAAGGTGTGACATGGCCATCGAGAGAGCGAGGCGGGCGCGATCTTGTTTGAGGTATGCTTCTGCTTGGATTTCCCGTGTGTCTCGCTCCATCTTTTTTGCGGCTTCTTCCATCTTTTCGATGCGGGTGTATAGTTCGTTGTTTTGGTCTCGTAGTGAGTTTAGGCTTTCGATGGTGCTGTCGAGTTTTGCTTTTGCTTTGCCTGCGGTGGTTTCCTCATGTTTGCCAAACCATGAGAAGAAGGCGGTTAGCACGGTGCCTAGTAGCGCGCCGATGATGCCGTATAGTGCTTCAGGTGTGTTGAGTGGTGGGAGTTCCGTTTTCTTTTCACCTCCTTATGCTTCTAGTCGTTTGATGGTTTGCGCGATTGTGTCTGCGAATGCTTCGCGTGCAGTCCCTCTAGGGTTGATTAGCGCGCCGGTGGTTTCTATGACTGTTACGCCTTTTTGCTCCCAAAAGCCGGGTTCGTTGTCCCAGCCATCGCCGCCGAAATATTCGGGGTGTACAGTCCTGAAATCGGCGAACACATCCGCGCCTAGTGAAGCTAGGTTCGCGCTGTCGCGGCAATATGCATCGAATGCAAGCATGTTCTGGTTTGCGGTTTTTACGATGGTTTCCCCATCGGGTGAAGTTTTCCCATCGGAGGGGATGGAACCACAGAGAACAACCTTGTCGAAGCCTTTACCGTATTTTTCTTTGACGATCAGGTTTGCTGCTGCGATGTAGCGGCGGGTGAGTTCGACTAGTTTAGCGGTAGACCACGGCGCGCCGGGTTTCTCTAATGCCTGGTTCCTGGTTTCACCGCAAACCAGAATGTTCTTCTTATTGGGGTCAAAGTTTGGCAGTATTTTTGAGACTGTCTCGATCATGACTGCCCATGAGATATTAGCGATGGCGACGTTTGCAGCGGTCATATTCTTCTCAGATATGAGGGTCGCAAAGTTGCCTATCTTCTGGATGCCACCGTAGACCCATTCCGCATAGTATGAGTTCGCATCAATAATCAGGTTTGCGCCGTCGAGGCTGAATTTCTGCTGCGGTTCTTCATCGGCGGTTTGTTCGATGCGTGGCTGTGTGAGTGGCAGAAGTAGAGCGTGACTCATGGCTTATCCTTTCCCGGCCATTTGGCGGATGGTAAGGTTTCTCCAACGCCAACCGTATATTTCCACCGGATCGTTTGCGCCGTATTTGTTCATCCAACAACGGAATGCGCAAATGGGTTCACGGGTGTTGTCTTTGCGAACAACAGAATAGCGTACAACGCCATCGAGTCGGCGCAATTCGATACCCTTGTCGCCTTCCTTCACGGGTACTTCTATTGCACCGTAGCTATCTCTGTACCCGGTGGGAGGTAAGCCAGGGGCAGACGAAGACAAACCCCATACTTTCTGCCTTGCGGTTTCTCTGACTACCACCGTGTATTTCGCTGCACCTATGCCCTGCTCCCAGCCTACGCGTATCGTGTCCTTGTTCTCGATATGGCCTTCACCATCGAAATAGATAAGCACGGCGGCCCCGTCTTTCGACAGGGAGCCGTTGATGGTTTGCAGCTTTTGATTTCCCATTTTCATACGGCCCGGCTGGCCTTCAGCGATTTCTTCACGAGTCTCCGATTCATGCGCCCATTCGTAAGCAGACGATTTACCGCTTTTGTCCTTAAATCCCAGCTGCCACGATATTTCATTTGGGGCAGGTGGAAGGAAGAAGGCTTTTAGCGACTGGTACGCTTTCCCTGGCACCCATCCACCATGTGCTATAGCATAGCTTAGCTCTGAGAGCGGCATTTCAGTTTCGCTATCTGCTGCTTGGTAGCGCGAGTATGACCATGCTGATTTACCGGCGGCGTTCACGGCTCGCACCTGATAGATGCCACGCATTCCCGCCGCCACGTCGAAATCATACGAGGTGCCTGTTACACTCACGGGGTTAGCGCCGTCGATAGAGACTTCATAGCTTGTTGCGCCTGGCACTGCCTGCCAGGTTACGGTTGTCATTGCCATCTCTTACCACTCTCCTAACCGATTCCGGGGGCAGCCGGGCGGCCCCCTGTTGCTACCTGCTCATTAGCCACATAACCTAACGTGATGCCCTGTCCTTCAGGCTTGACGAAAATCAGCAGGCCAGGGGCAGACGGTGCAGCACCGGTCGAGGTTTTCCAAGTGATACCCGCCGGGTGCGACACAACGGCTGTTGTATACACAGCTTGCACCGGTGCGTTAGTCAGCTCATACGTTCCAGAGCTAATAGTTTTGATAGGCGGCGTGGTAGCATCCACACCATCGCGGCCAGGGATACCCTGATCTCCTTTAGGGCCTGGGTTGCCCTGTGGGCCAGCCGGGCCAGGGATACCCTGATCTCCTTTAGGGCCGGGGTTGCCCTGTGGGCCAGCCGGGCCAGTTTCGCCGCGTTCACCCTTAGGGCCAGCCGGGCCAGGCTGCCCGCCGCCCGCATTGGGTCGCTTCTCAAGCTCTCTCTGAACAGCAGACTCAACAGCCGGGGTAAGGCTCTGCACAAGCTCATTCGCAAGCACAGCGCGAGCAACCGTATGCGCTTCACGCTTCACCCCCTCAAGAGGCTTACCGTAAAGCTCTCTCTCCTCATTCACAAGAGCGACACTCTGTAACACTTCAGACATGATCTTTTCCTACGCTCCCTTAATAACAGCAATCGAAGCCGCGAGCGCGGTTAGTTGTTCCTGTGGTGCGTTGAGGGCTTTGAGTGCTGTGTATTGGGTTTCTAGAATTTTGAGGTTTTCAAGGTATGCGTTTAGTTCGCCTTTTGCCCATGCGATTTGTAGGTTCCACAGCCACGGGGCGGGGATTGTGTCGTATGGGTTGGTTTCGTTGCCGCCGCGTTCGCCGATTGTGTCGTTGGTTAGGTAGAGGTTTCCGACATTGAGTTTTTCGGCTTTGTGCAGGATTTTGACGGCTTGGTCGAAACTGGTTACATTGTGGATGCAGTGCCAGAATTTTTGCCGTGGCTGCCCTGCATAGTAGTTTTCTTGGAGCCATGTTGAGGCTTCATATAAGGCAGCTTCGCGTTCAAAGGTCATGAGGTAATCGGCGGCTGCGAGCATCCCTTCAGAGGTTAGGGTGCCGGGGTTTGCGACTACTAGACCGGCGGGGAATAGTTTCTTCAGGCGGGCGCGTAGTTCAGTGTAGTAGGCGATTTTGGGGGCTTGTTCGTCTTTGCCGTGGGCGGCTTCATCTAGGAAGAAGTCTTCCACGCCGAACCAATCGTGATAGTTGCGGGCTTGTGCGATAACATTGTCGATGGGTTCTTCGCCGTATTTTGTGCGAATGTAGCCCATTGCTTTTTGCCCGTATTCATCACGGTTGATTTTGAGCTGGTTTGTAAAGTTTGTGTACGAATCGGAGCCGGGGCCTTCGCCGGGGCCTGAAGCCGGGTTGATGATAACGAAGGGGATTACGTCTGCTGCTTCAGCGAGCGCCTGCCATTTGGAGCCTTCAGATTGGTTGCGCAACCAAAAATCGGCGTAGAAGTATGAGGGTACGAAGATGGCGCGTTGTAGGCGGCGGTAGTGTGCCTGTTTCGCTGCGATGCTGATTGCCTCTTGGATGTTTCCGCCGCTGGTTGTTTCAGAGGCCGGGGCGGCGGCGATGCTGATATGTTTCAGCGCGCCGTTTACTACTTCTGCGGTGATTATTGCGCCTTCATTTTGCACCACTGTTTTTGCTTCTTCGCGGGCTATTTGGCGTATCTGATCAGTCATAGGCTCTCCTAGTCTGTTTCGATGCTGAGTGTTGCGGTGCCATCGCCGTTAGGGGTGATGCGGATGCGGCCAGCCTTCACGGCGGGGGGTGCGGGGCTGTTCGCGGGGTGTGGTGCATAGATGGTGGTAAGGTCGAGGGTTTGCCCGGCCTGCACGGTGATAGTGCGGGATGGGAGCGGTACGGGGGTACCGGCGCTATCTCGAAGATTCGGGTACACCTCATAAGTAGCTTTGCCGTCTTTAGCTTCAGGTGAGATGGTCAGCGTAATACCGGGTTCGCTTGTGGTGATTCCTGATGCCTGCCAGTCTTCTACGATTTCGCCGTCTTGAAGGCGGGCGGGGATTTTTGCACCCCAATAGAAGCTACCGTTTGCTGCAAATTCTTCTACTGCACGGAATTTGATTTCACCGTGCAGCGGTTCGTTTTTGCCGTTCACAGTTCGAGGGGTGACAAATTTTCCGATAACACGGGCTGTTTCAGTCATTGTGGGTTTCCTCGCTGGTTTCGCCCGAATTGGCTTGTGGTTCCTGGTTGTCGAGGGCGATAACACCTAGCTGTAGTTTCGCGTCTAGAAGTGCGTCTCGAAGCTGTGCGTTTTCTTCAGCTAGGTAGATGCATTTAGCTTGGAGCTGCTGTAGGGTGAGTTCCATTGTGTGCCTTTCTTATTTGTCACGGCGTAGGGGCAAAATAATAATGTCGATCCAACAGTCTACGGCCTGCACCTGGCTTAAGTTGTTTACAACAAGTTTGCACCCTGATTCGGTCACGTCTGTTACGTTTGCCACGAGTGCGTATCCTGTGACAGGTTGAGCAATAATGTATGGGCGTTGTTCAAGACGTGTTGGATAGGTTACATTCCATTCGCCCCAGCCGCCCGCACGCATAGCGAATGGGCCAACAGGGACGTGGAAGAAATTCTCTGTCTGCGTGAACAGGCCATTTAGCCGCATGTTGCCGCGAACGCGGAGGGCTTCAGAGATTGTTACGCCGCCGTTATTATCAACAGCTAGACCTTTGATTAGCCCGTTTCGATCACCTTCATTACGCATACCAAAGCTGAACCACCCCTGCGGGTGCATATGGATAACACCGTTTGGCACTGATCCTGTCACCTCGTGCGGGCGCATCTCGATAATTGACGAAACAGAGTCAGCGGGGCCTTCAGGTTCAGTAGTCCAGATTTTCACGCCGGGGCGGCCTTCACGGGCAGTACGGAGAGTGCCAATGAAGTAGTTATCCTTGCCCATCGCGTCGATCTTGACTTGCTGCAATCCGTTAGCATCGTATGCTTGGATACCCTCTGCGTTGATTTTCACGCCGCGATCAGGTGCAGTAGAGGTTTGCAACAGACCCGATGTGATGATCTGCGAGGCCAGCTGCTCAACCTGAATCTTCTTCGAAATCAATTCAGGTGTAACAATATTCTCGATCACGGTTGCACGCTGAAGAACCGCGTCTTCAGTCACCACGAGCTTCTTAGTCTCAGCTGACATAGCGCTAACAATCTCAGCGGCCAGCCTCTCAGTCACATTCAACTGCCTAACATCAAGCGTGCCAGGCACAATAAGATCACGGCCATTAAACGGCGGGCTGGTTAGCTTCTTAATACCCGCGATAGCGGCTTCAGCTATCTTATCGTCCGAAATAGCCTGACCGCCGCCCCCGCCGCCCCGGAGCGCCCCTCACCGAAGTCGTCCTGCAAAAAGCACGGTCCCCCACCAAAGCCGTCCTGCAAAACGCACACCCCCGCAACGGAGCCGTTTTCCCCGGCATTCTCCGCTAGAATGTCGAGCTTGCCTTGCATTTCCACACTGACAAGCCGCGCAACCCTTGCGCGCAGGAACCCGCACACCCCTATGGCAGCTCAAAAACTCGCCGGCGTCAAAGGCATGAACGACCTGCTGCCGCAGACCTCGGCGCGCTGGCAGCG